CTTAGATTTTGATCCAAGAGAAGCTTTACCTGAAATTGAATTTTATTCTAACTTAGCAGAAGTTATTGACGATAGAGATTTAGAACAATTATCTGATGAACTAATGGGTGATTTTGAAAGCGACAAGTCTTCTCGTAAAGAATGGGAAGATGCTTACATCAAAGGACTTGATCTTTTAGGTTTAAATTACAAAGAAAGAACTAATCCTTTTAGAGGAGCTTCCGCAGCTACTCATCCTTTATTAGCCGAAAGTGCTACACAGTTTCAAGCTACTGCTTTTAAAGAACTCTTGCCCGCAGGGGGACCAGTTCGAACAATTATCATGGGAGATGAAACTCCAGATAAATATGCAAGAGCGAGTCGTGTTCAAGAGTTTATGAATTTTCAATTAATGAATAAAATGGAAGACTACACTCCTGAGTATGATCAAATGTTATTTTATTTACCTTTAGCAGGATCTACTTTCAAAAAAGTTTATTACGATGAACTAATGGAAAGACCAGTTTCAAAATTTATTCCAGCAGAAGACTTAGTTGTAAATTATATGACTACTGATCTCGATGGCTGTGAAAGAATCTGTCATGTGATAAACATGAGTTATAATGATTTTAGAAAAAAACAAGTTTCAGGATTTTATAAAGATATTGATATTAATCCTCAGGAAGCCGAGTCTGATCGAGTTCAACAAAAGTATGATCAGATCGATGGCACAAGACCTGGTTATGCAGATAAAGTAGTTAAACTTTATGAGTTTCATACATCCTTAGATTTAACAGATTTTGAGGATAAAGATGAAAACGGTGAGCCCACAGGAATTAAGATTCCTTACATTGTAACAATCGAAGAAGGATCAAGTCGAGTTGTTGGTATTCGTAGAAACTATGAGAAAAGTGATCCAAAGAAAATAAGAAAACAATATTTTGTTCAATACAAATTTTTACCCGGATTAGGTTTTTACGGCTTTGGTTTAATCCATATGATTGGAGGATTATCAAGAACTGCTACCGATATTTTAAGACAGTTAATTGATGCGGGTACATTAGCTAATTTACCTGCTGGATTTAAAGCACGTGGCATTAGAATGAGAGATGATGCGGAACCTTTACAGCCAGGAGAGTTTAGAGATATCGATGCACCGAACGGTGATTTAAGAAATTCTTTTATGCCTCTTCCTTATAAAGAGCCTTCACAAACTTTATACAGTCTTTTAGGTTTTGTGGTCCAAGCCGGTCAACGGTTCGCGAGCATCGCAGACATGCAAGTGGGCGACGCTAATCAAAACGCTCCCGTTGGTACAACAATCGCTTTACTAGAGCGTGGTTCAAAAATTATGTCCGCTATTCACAAACGTTGTTACTATTCTCAGAAAAAAGAATTTAAACTTCTTTATCAAGTCTTTGCTGATTACTTACCTGAAACTTATCCTTATTCTGTAGAAGGAGCTGACCGCACCATTAAAGCAGAAGATTTTGATGGTAGTTTAGATGTATTACCGGTAGCGGATCCTAACATTTTCTCTACTGCACAAAGAGTAACTTTAGCTCAAACGGAATTACAGTTAGCTCAAAGTGCACCTGATTTACATAACATGAAAGAAGCTTATCGAAGAATGTATGAAGCTTTAGGTGTAAAAGATGTCGATCAAATTTTAAGAAAAGATACTCCAGTGGCCCCTAAAGATCCTGCCACGGAGCACGCAGATTTACTTGATGGTAATTTATTACGAGCTTATGAAGGACAGGATCACGATGCACATATTCAAAATCATTTAATCTTTGGAACGAATCAAATGATTTTAGCTAATCCTCCGATGGCGATGAAGTTACAAAAACATATTTTGGAACATGTATCTTTAAAGGCAAAAGAACAGACAGAGTTTTTAATTAGTCAAGGACAGGTTTCTGAGGATCAAATGGATCAAGTGATTGCTCGATTAGAGGCACAATTCATGGGTGAACTAAAACAAATGTCTCAACAATTAACAGGAGGAGGACAACCTGATCCTGCTATACAGTTAAAACAACAAGAGTTACAGCAAGATGCTATGAAAGATCAAATGGATGCACAAGTAGATCAAGCTCGTATACAATTAGATGCTGAAAAGTTAAGACAAAAAACTGCAATAGATCAAGCAAGAATACAAAAGGATTATGATATTGCTGATAAACGTGCCGAGGTTCAGTACGACAAAATGACAACACAATCATTGAATCAAAGGAGTCGAGATGCCATTAACCAAAAAAGGTAAAAAGATCATGAAGTCAATGAAGAAAAGTTATGGCAAGAAAAAAGGAGAGCAAGTATTCTATGCTTCTAAGAACAAAGGTACAATCAATAAAGTTGAAAAGAGTAGTGGAAAAAATGTTTAAGCCATACTACATTATGACTATGATTGATAAAAAAACAGAAGCTCGTGTTCAAAAAATTATTGATGAAACTAGAGACTTTATTCAAGATCAAGCAGAAAAGGGTGTTGATCTTGTCGAGCTAGCACAAGTAATGCTAAGTATGAGTAGAGAAACAATGGTCGATGCTTACGGTGAGTACGTCGCAGATACTTACATTAGTAATCAAATTAGTAGGTTGAAAATACCACAGAATAGTTTAACATTACACTAATGACTAAAAAGTTAACAAAAACAATACCACCCAAAAAAGGTCCTGTATCTCAGGGATACGATATTCCTTATGGAAAAGAAATAAAAATTACTTCTGTTCCAGAGGATAAGAAGCATAAAAAAGGTTATGGTATAGCTTCTAAAGGACTTAATTTCAAAGGAGTATTATAATGCAAAAATGGATCAAAGAACTTTGGGATAAACACCCAAAGAAAAAATGGCTTGTAATCGGTATAGCTATCGGTTGGGTCGCAGCTCAATACATCTAAAAAATGCTTTCCAAAATTTTAGGCGGATCATTAGTAGACACTGTCGGTAAAGTTATTGACAGTGTCCACACTTCAGAAGAAGAAAAAGGTAAAATTAGAATTAAACTACAAGAACTTGAAAATGAAATTAACTCTAAACAAATGGATATCAATTTAGCCGATGCTAAATCTACAGCTACCGATATTTCAGGTTTACTGCAACGTTCTTGGAGACCCCTCATTGGATTTAGTGCAGCATTGGCCATATTTTTCGAATTTGTCCTTAAACCTTTTATCGTGTTCTTTTTAGGAGTATTTCAAATTGAAGTGGGTCCACTACCCCAAATGAACATGGAACAATTAATGCCTTTAGTCATGGCTTTGCTTGGAATGGCAGGCTTAAGAACTTTTGAGAAGCATAAGAAAATTACTAAGTAGTGGAAGTAAATATATATTCAGCAATTTTACGTCTAATAACTACTAGACAAGACGACATAAAGTCTGTAATTATGGATGGAAACGTAGAGAGTTGGGATAAATACCAATACCTAGTTGGTCAACTCACTTCTCTTCGCAAACTCGATTCAGATATTAGGGATCTGTTTCGCAAATGGGAGGTAGACGATGAAGTCGACAACGGGGCTGATAATGCCCAACGAAAAAAAGATAGTGGGGATAAAGCCCGCTGAGAAAAAAGAAGAAGATAAAAAGAGCGACCTTAGTAAAGTCCCCAAACCAACAGGTTGGAGATTAATAGTTCTTCCCTACAAAGGTGTAGGTAAAACTAAAGGTGGTGTTTTATTAACTGACAAAGCTGTAGAAGATCAACAAGTTGCTTCTGTATGTGCTTTAGTTCTAGAAGTCGGACCCGACGCTTACGCAGATAAGGATAAATTTCCAAATGGACCTTGGTGTAAAAAAGGCGATTGGGTAATCATCGCACGATATGCTGGATCTCGAATCAAAATCGAGGGAGGCGAACTCAGAATATTAAATGATGATGAGATAATCGGGACTGTGGAAAGTCCTGAAGACATTTTAGGAGTATACGCATGAACGAAGTAGATAGACAAGTTGCTGAATTACAGGGGCAAGTAGGTAATAAAGCAAAACAAGAGTATTCTGTAGAGGTAGAATCGGAAGATATTGCTTCTCCAACAGAAGAAAATGAAATTGAGATTCCTCAAGAGAGAAAAACTTTTGAAGCAGAGGTTGATGAGACGCAGGGAGATCCTGTTGTTGAAGATAAATCGAAGCAAGAAGAAGTAAAAGACGAAGAGGAACCCAAAGAAGATTCCAAACAAAAGTATAGTAAATCTGTTCAGAAAAGATTTGATGAATATGCTTATCAGCTTGGTGAATCTAGACGACGTGAAGAAGAAGCAATAGCAATTGCTCAAGCTATTAAAGCCGAAAGAGATAAAATTAAAGATGAATTAGGCAAACTTAATAGTGGTTATGTAAATGAGATGGGTGGTCGTTTGACTGGTTCCATGGAAGCAGCGAAAGCAAAGCTGAAGAAAGCTATGGAAGACCAAGATTATGATGCTGTCGCAAATGCACAATTTGAAATTGGAAAATTAAGCACAGAGCAAAGCAGATATGAGCAAATCAAAGCCCAACAAGAGGCTTTAGCAAATGCTCCTAAGCAGGAAAGAGAGATTGAAATACCTAAAGTACAACCTCAACAACCTGTTAAGGATCCAAAAGCTGAGTCTTGGGCAGAGAAAAACGAATGGTTTGGCACTGATAAGGTGATGACCAACGTTGCTTATGCAATTCACGAAGATTTAGTAAATCAAGGTGTTGATCCACGCACAGATTACTATTATAGTGAGATTGATAAACGTATGAGGGAAAACCTTCCTCATAAGTTTCAACAAGATTCTTCATCCGAAGAACCCGCACGCCAACAGCCCGTCCAGACTGTGGCAAGCGCACATCGAAACAGAGGCACAGGACGCAACGTAGTTAAGTTGTCAAGTTCAGAAGCGGCTATCGCAAAACGACT